CGAATAGGTCCAGTCTCCACACCAGTCGGTGCTGATCCCCAGTGAGCAGGTCCAGCGCCTGACGTGCCAGCGCCCACGCCTCCCCTACTGGGTACTCTTGTGGCTCCTCTGCCTCTCCTTGTACGCCTTGGAGGTTGTGGGGGGCTTGGGTGGCGTTCCCGTGGTCGCTGACAATCCACACCTGCGCCGCGCGTCCCGTGCGGGTCGGTCGTGTCGTCCCGCTCGCCACCACGTCACCTGACAACACCAGCGACCGCCGTGAGGCTGACGCCGTCTGATGGAGCATCCCGGTCGCTGCCTCCACCTCGTCGTCGGTCGCCCCGTAGGCTCCCGCGTCCCGGATCACTGACAACACCCGCTGCCGGTGACCTGCCGTGTCCGTGGATCGGTACGCTTCGGTGCTTGTGGAGGGCTTAGCCCGGGTCGGTGTCGTCACGGCTAGCCTCCCTGCCGATCTCCCGACCGACCGCGTCCGCTGGGTGTTCAGACGGTCCAGCCGGGTCGTCGTCACGTTTCAGCAGCCGCGATTCAGCGAGCGCCCGCGCCATGATGTCGATCTCGTCTTGGTGCAGGACTTCCCCGTCCGTGAGTGCGAGCGGACCGCGATGCGCGCGCCCCGCCTGCACCTCGTTCCCCGCTTCGTCACGGTCCACTGACGCCGCGCGGATGGACGCGTCCAGCACCACGTCACGCTTCTGCGATATGCGCTTGTCCAACAGGACGAACGCGGTCACGGCACCTTCCAAGGACTTCGGCATGGCAGGCTGGATACCCTGCGTCGCGTCCCCGAGGATCCGGGCCATGATGACCCCTTTCAGGGATTCTAGGGTGCCCAGTTCAGCGATCTCCGCCTGCACCGCTTCCGTGCGAGCGTGCGCCATGACGCGCTCCCGCACCTCTTTCCAGTGTTCGTCCCGCCGTTCCCGCCACTGTCCCTTGCGTGCCCAGTGCGCGAACGTGTCCAGGGGCACCACTTCGGAGATCAGCGGCGACTCCTCTGAGTCGTCCAGCCGCTCGGTTTCCCAAATGTCCCGGATCCGTGCGCCCGCCCGCTGAAGGTAGCGCGAGAACCCGCGAAACTGGGCCTTCGTCCTCAGTTCGGTTTCGGTCGGTTGACTTGGGGGTCCCGGGGGTTTGGGGCGTCGTCCAGCCATTGTGCCTCCTTGCAGTTCGGTGTTCAGGTCCGGCGGGTCAGCCCGTACAGCGCGAGGCACGCTGCGTCGGCAAGTCCGGTGTGCGGTTTCTGACTGCGCCCCGGGGTCAGGTCCAGTGCTGGCACTGCCCGCTGCGCCCGCAGTATCGCGCGCGCCTTCGTGTCGACTCCGTCGACTCCCTTCAGGACCACGGCTTGCCACGCTTGGGGCCTGACAATCTCGTAGGGTATCCGGAGGGCTACCAGCATCCCTTCGATCGCCCCGTAGGACCGGCCCGCGGAGAACGACGTCGAGACGCCTTCCCCCGGAAACGCTTGGGCGTGTTCAAGGACCGCGTAGACCGAGAAGTCGGACGCGCCGAAATATGACAATAGTTCCCGGACCGCTGGCAGGTCCAGCGCCCGCTTCGTGCCCCGCTTCCCGTTCCGGGTCACCCCTACGTCGAGGGTCGGGGTCTTCTTCGCGAAGACGAGCGCCCCGTGCGCGTCCAGTGCGACGAAAGCCCCCTCCGCTCCATTGTCGATGCCGAGCGTTATCATGCTACCACCTCCCTTACCGCGCTGTAGCCTTGAGGGTCGCGTTCCACGATGACCGCGCGCGGCAGGACCGCAGACAGTCGAGGGTCGTGGTCGATCACCACCACGTCCGCCACCCCAGCCCCATGCAAAGCGTGGACGACAGACGCCTTCCCTCCTTCATCTAGTCCCGAAAACACTTCTTCGTCCAACACCAACAACGAGATTGCGAGTCCGGACCGTGAGGACGCCGCGGCGATCCCGAGGTCGACCGCGAGGTGAACGCGCCGCCGCTCCCCGCCTGACAATGTCAGCAGGTCCCGTTCGACGCCGTCGACAATCACCCGCGTGGCGATCGTCTCCTTCTTCGCGTCTTCGGGAAACTCCACCGCGATCCGGCCTTCGCTGAGGACCGTCAGCCACTCGTTTGCGCGGGCTTCGACCGCTGCGAGCGCCGCGCTCGCGAGCGCCGCCCGTGCGCCTTGGGGGTGCAGGGCGTCTTCCCACGCTTGCGCCGCTGCCGCCTTCCCTCGTTCCGCTTCGACCAGCGCCCCAACCAGCGCCGCCTCACGCGCAAGGGATCGCGCCAGCGCCTTCGCCTCCCCCAGCGCCACTTCGTACGGGTTCGCCGCCCGCAGGACCGCGTCCAGTCGCGATTCTGCGAGCGTGACCGCCGCCTCACCCGCTGGTACCTGCGCGGATCCGACCGCTGGCAGCGCGCGGACCGATGCGGCCCACGCGTGTTGCTCGCCCGCCAGCCACTCCGATGCGTCCCGGAGTGCATCCTCCGCTTCGGTCAGGAACGCCGTCGCGTCCGCTAGGGGCTGGCGCTCCGCTGCGACCGCTGCGACCGCCGCGTTTTGTTTTCCTGCGACCGGTGCGTCGTGTCCGATCGTCTGCCCGCAGGTTGGGCACGCCGCGCCCACTGACAATCCACGCGTCCGCCGCGCCTCCGCCTCCGCTGCGTCCAGCCGCCGCTGCACGTCCCGGACCGCCGCGGACGCTTCCCGCACCGCGTCGTGGTAGGGGGTCAGGTCCAGCGCCGGTTGGGTCTTTGCGAGTTCAGCGTGTTGGCTTGCGGCGAGCGCCCGCGCCTCGTCCGCCGCTTGCGCCTGCCGGAGCATCACCCGGGCAGCGTCCACGTCTGCGACCGCCGCCAGCCTCCGGGCTTCCCGCCCGGCCTCCCACGCGACCGACGACGCTTCGAACGCCTCCGCCCGCTGCGCCGCTTCCCCGCCGCGCTGCGTCAGGTCCCCGTGTCGCTTCGCTTGCAGGCTCGCGGCACTCTCCGCCGTCTTCCGCAAGGATCGCGCGTGGTCGTACGCCTTGTCGAGCGCCGCCGCGCCGGTCAGACTGTCCAACAGTTCCCGCTTCCTCGCGTCCGTCGCCTCCGCGAACGCCCACGTATCCCCCTGCGCGCGCACCACCACCCGGCACCACGTATCGTAGTCAGCCCCCACCAACGCGTCCACGGCTTCCTGCGATGCGTCCAGTTCGTGGGTCCCCGCGGAGTCATGCCGCACCAGCGACAGGGTGTCGGTCGTCTTCCGGGTCTTCGCCCGAATGACGTCATAGTCGACGTTATTGTCAGGGTCCCGGAGTCGCACCGCGACGCGCGCGGAGTCTCCGGAGCCGATCACGGAGTCCCCGCGTAGCATCTTGGTCGACGTGCCCATACGCTCCGGCGGGGTCCGTCCGTACAGCCCCCACGTCAGGGCTTTAGAGACGATTGTCGACTTCCCCGCTCCGTTCTCACCGATGATCGCAACGGGTCCCCGACCGCCGAGGGTCAGCCGCTGCGTGGTCGGTCCGTACGATCCGAACCCGGTCACTTCGACCGCTTGCACAATCAGCCCCATAGTCGCACCTCCTCTGCCCACTCTGCGAGTGCTGCCGGATCCGGTCGGTTGACCGCCGGGCCGCAGACCCTCTCAATCCATTCATGGGCCGCGGCGACCGGGCTAGTCGACGCCACCGCGATCCGGGTCGTGTTTCGGGGTGCGCTGAGGATCGCCGCTCCTGACAATGGTCCGGTCAGCACCTTCGCGCGGTTGACTTCGTCCCGCGTTGCCGTGGTCCTGAGTCTCACCCGGTCACCCGCGCGCCACCCCGGGGGCATCGCCGGTTCCGTCCCCGGCACCCACTCCACCGTCCAGTGTCGAGGGGCGTGGACCGTCGTGTACGCCACCCGCTGAGGCTTGACGTCCCCGTCCCACTTCAGCCACCCCTTGATCTGACCTTCCTCCGCGAACGTCCCCTGGAACGGGCTACCGCAATAGACGATCCTGCCGATTTGTTGCGGGCAATGGTAGTGTCCGGAAACGCACAGGTCAGCGTCCATCCGCCCGCAGTCGAGTCCATCCCGGTCCCGGGTCATCGCGTTCAGGTATGCGCCTTGCCAGCCTTGGTGGGTCCACCAAACCTTCGCTGACAATCCGCGGATCGAGTCCCAAAACGACGACGGAGGCTGGTACGGCACCAACAGTCCGACGTCACCGATCACTTCCGGCGTGTTGACAATCCGGCACGCCCCGCCGTCCAGTGCTTCCAGGGCGTGGCGAGGGTGCGAGTACTGGTCGTGGTTCCCGGGCAGGACGAAAATGTCGCCGGGCCAGTTCCGGAGGATGTCCCGGAGCCGGTTGTAGGTCGGGACGTCGACCGTCTTCGGCTGGTCAAGGATGTCACCGGCCAACACCGTGAAACCTCCCCGCGCCGCGGCATCCGCTGAGAGTTCGCGCAGCGCCGCGAACACCCAGTCTGCCGTCTTCGGGGTCAGGTGAAGGTCGCTCGCCGCGCGCCCGATCATGACGCGCCTTCAAGGTAGATCGCCCGGAGGTTGTCAGCGAGCCGAGTGTCCGCCTCCATCATCACCTCCAAGTCCTCCCAGCCGCGAAACGCCTTGTCGTCGTCGGGACCGAGGATCGTGTCGGACGCAAACCGCGACCACCCGCCCGATACCCGGATGATACCGCGCTCCTTCAGGTCTTCGTGGATCGCCCACGCGTCGGACGCACCGCGCCCGAACATCAGCCCATACCGGTCCGCCCGGAAAGGGTCGGCCAGTTTGTTCTTCTGCACCTTGATCACCACCTCTTGACCGCACGGAGGATGTCCGGTCGCCTTCGACTTCCCGGGGCCGAAAACTTCGCCACGTTTGTCGACTTCGATGCGGATCGCAGTGTGGTACTTGATCCCCCCGCCACCGTACGTCTCGGAGGTCGGACCCCATGAGCGAGGGCCTCCCATAGCGATCTTCTCGTACCGTTGGTTGATCAGCACCATGCCGATCGCCTCGTCGTCAATCAGTTGGATCAGCCGCCGCAGGTTCCGCCGGATCACCTTCGCCGCCGTCGCCGGATGCACGTCCCGCGACGACCCTTCCAGTTCCGCTTCGGTCGCCGTCCCCGCGACCGAGTCCCAGCCGATGACAATCGGGCGATCTGCCGCGGACACGTACGGGTTGTCGACTCCCGCCAGCCAGTCGCGGATCGCCTCGCTGCGAGCCTCTTTGTCAGTGGTGTGAACCACGCAAGGCCGGAGCAGTGCGCGGGATTCAGCGTCCCGGATACCCGTCACCGTCAGACCATTGTCAGCCTGCCACTCTGCCAACACCGCAGCATGACCGCGGGTCCACGCCGCAAAGTCGTGCGTCGAAACAGGCTTGTCAGTCGACGGGTCAGCGATGACGTACTTGTAGGTCCCCAGCGTCGGGGGCTTCGCCCCTGCGCGGGCGAGGGCTTCGTGCCACGCGACCGCGTTCAACGACGCGGACGTCCGCGCGAGCGTTTCAATCTCCTCAAACATGGCTTCGACCGTCTGCCCGCCGATCCAAATGAGCGATTCGGGACGGACGCCCAGGGACGCCATGTACGCCCGGTTCCTCCCGCGCTCCGTGTCCGCAAGGACCGCGATCCCGCCTTCCGCCTGACACTGCGCGAGGATTTGGTCGAGCATGGTCGACTTCCCCGCGCCCGGCCAGCCGCTGATCTCGGTCACGCGCCCGAGCGGGATCCCCGGCAGACCGAGCGCGCGTTGGAGCGCGATATTCCTGACACCAACGTACCCGCGGGGGCTTCCGATCTCATCGCACACGTCCAGCGTAGACGCTGCGCCGACCCCGTGTGCGGACGCCACGGAGGCAGCGAGCGCGCGGGCGAGCATATCGCCCGCCGGGCGAGGGGGCGGAGTCCGGGGGCCGGTCGGGGCAGGGGGCTTGCGAGGGGGCATCAGGTTTCTCCAGTGATGCGGGCTAAGGCTTCAAGCAGACTGAGGGCTTCCGGGTCGACGGCACTCTGAGTCCGCTGACAATCTCTGCGCGTTGTCAGCGGACACTCCTGACAAGCCCGGTCGTCAGCCCAGTACTGGCTGAAGCAACCGGGCCGGTCGCTCAGAACGCTGCGCCGCCCGGAGGGCGAGGGGGGCGAGGAGGCCCCGCGGGGCGACCGGGGGGTCCCGGGGGCCGCTTGACAACCGTGGGCACCCGGAGCGCCTTGACCGCTTCCGCGATCTCACGAACCTCCGCACACGGCTTCCACTCCGCCCAACCGTCCTGCCAGCAGTGGTGGTTGTCCCCGCCGGTCACAAACACCTTCTGCGCGATCTCTGCCGCCGTCAGCCCCTCCGCGTCTTCCTCCGGTCCCGAGTAGTGGTACAGGACGTCCGGTTCGTGCGGGGCGATCTCCACCACGGGAGCGGCTTCGGGGGCGACGTCGTCTTCCACATCGTCTTCCACGGGAGCGGGGGCGTGGCGGACCGCGGGGGCGGACCCGCCGCTGACAACCGACGCACGCTTGCCCGCCGGACGGGGGTCGACCAGCGCCGCGACGTTCCGCAGTTCGTCGTTCGTCGCGACCTTGGTCAGCGATCGAAGGTCGGGCAACCGGGAAAGCATCGCGCCGACGTCCGGAGGGACCTCCGTCGAATCGAGGTCGGTCACGCTGTACCGGATGTCCATCTTCTTCGGCCCGATCCGCGTCGTCGTGAGCAGCATATCGCGGCCCGTCGCCGGGTCGTCAATGAAACACCGCTTCGCGACTGCGATTTCGATGATCGTGTCGTTCAACTGCGAGCCGTAGCCCCACACGAAGGGGCCGCGCTCAGCACCCGCGTCCGGGTCGGTCAGGGCGACGACCGCGAAGCACCGCGAGCGGACCCGCAGGTCCTTCGCCAGCGCCTGCGCTTCGGGCGACCGCTCGGAGTACAGTTCGCGCCGCAGCGCGCACAGGGGGCAGGTCTTCGCGCTATCGCCGTCGTCGTGGTTGTCAGGGCAGTTCAGGACCTTGGTCTTCCCGTCCAGTTGCAGGACGTGCTGGTCCGCGCGGACCCAGTACTCGCTTTCCCACTCCCCGCGAGCGTCTTTCCGGGGCAGGATCCGGATCTGCGTCCGGGTCTTCTCGCCGTTGCGAACGGGCTTCGGGGGGTTGAACCACGAAAAGTCTGAGGGTCCACTGGACCGGTTCTGCCGACCGGCGGACCGGTCGAGTTCTTTGGTGAGTGCTGACAAGTCGCGTGCCATTTGGGTCAGTCTCCTTGGGGAGTGTTGTGAGGCGGCGCGCCGGATCGGCGCGGCGGAGGCGGAGGCTTGCCCACCGCGGTCCGCGTTGCGATAGACGGCGCGGTCGGGTCAGCGTCACGCACGATTTCCCGCAGGCTCCACACCCGCATACGTGCGGCTTCCAGTGCGGCATGGAGCGTCGCCCACGCCTCCTCCGCCGCGTTCTGCCGGTCCCAGTGCGCCGCGTACTCCGGGAGCGTCCGGACGTACGTCTCCGCCGCCGTCGCGGACGGAGTCTGAGGCCGCTTCGGGTTCCCCTTCGCGTCCACCCCGGGGTTCAGCGCGCAGTCGAACCCCGCCGCGAGCGCCGCAGCGACGTCGTTTGTCACCCGGTGGATCGTGGAGTCTCGCCACACCCGGTAGTCCCGGCGAGCCGCTTCCAGTTCCGCCTGCGCGCGAGCGACCAAGCGGCCCAGCGAAGCGAGCAGCGCGGGGGTCCGCTCCGCTTCGGCTTCCGGCGTTGCAGACAGTCCAACGAACTGCGCGAGGTAGACCCCGCTGTATTCCTCACCGTTCACCCGGACCGCAGGTAGTGCGGCGAGTCCCCTGAGATTGTCAACGTACATGATAAGGCTCCTTGTTTGCCCAGTTTGAACGACTCCACTCCACCTCTGCGATGATCGGTATGGTCCCGAACATCCCTGAAAAGTCCTCCATCGTCCGCTGCACAAACTCCGCAACGAACGGGACAGCGTCGACCGCGCAGTCCACCTGCACCTCGTCATGGACAGTGCTGGTGGTGACCGCGGGCAGTTCCCCGGACTCTTGCGCTTGCCACAAGCGGACAAGCGTGAACCGGGTCAGTTCGGCAGCAGACCCCTGCACCAACGACGCAAACGCCGCGCGCTCCGCGGACGACCGCAGGTCCTCCGCCGGATGTCGAAGTTTCGGGGCGTGCCGCGCG